CACTCCACACGCTAGACGTAGAGTGGGAATTGCAGATTACGAGTGGGCAGACCTTATTGATAAACTGGATAAGATCCGTACTTTATATGATCCGCAAAACCCATATGCTGAGGCAGGCGCAAGAGCAATGGCAAGAGCAATGGACGATGTGATTATTGAAGCTGCTTTAGCTGATGCGGCTACTGGAGTTACAGGTGGCACTACTGTTGCACTACCTGATTCTCAAAAACTTATTGCCAATGACGGTACAAACTTTTCACAACTTAATGTTAAAACATTAAGACAGACTAAACTTAAGTTTGATGAAGCAGATGTTGACGATGAAGATCGTTACTTTGTTTATTCTGCAAACGATCTTTATAACCTATTAGGTGACACAAACATCACAAGTGCTGACTTTAACACTGTTAGAGCTTTAGTAAACGGTGAGATTGACACTTTCATGGGCTTTAAGTTTGTAAGAAGTGAAAGACTTAACACAACGGCCGCTGCTATTACTACTGCAGTTGAGTCTACAGGTGCGGTTACTGGAGGCTCTGACACTTTACCTACAGGCGCTAAGAGATGTTTTGCTTTTGCAAAATCTGGTCTTTTACTTTCTGTTGGTCAAGATGTGATCACTAGAGTTTCTGAAAGAGACGATAAGTCATACTCTACCCAAGTTTTCCTTTCTATGAGCATTGGTGCTACTAGAATGGAAGAGAAAAAAGTTGTAGAGGTTTTAGTAGCTGCTTAATTGCAGGGGACTAAATGTCTATTAACATTAACCAAACTAAAGTTACTATTTGCAATTCGGCCCTCATTAAGTTGGGGGCCGCAACAATTCAGTCTCTAGAAGATGACTCAAGAGAAGCTCGTCTTTGTAAAGAACAGTACACAAAAAATAAACATTCCATGCTTTATGAGTATGGTTTTAATTTTGCTAAAAAAAGAAAAATACTCACCCCCTTGGCAGATAGTCCAGTGTGGGAGTTTGAAAAACAGTTTGCCCTACCAAGTGATTGCATTAGGTTATTAGATACAGATGTAAGAGATGAAGAGATTGGTACAACGTATGTGGTAGAGGGCAATAACATTTTAGCAAACATTGAAAAAATTAAAATTTTATACACCGCTGATGTGGATGAGTCTTGGTTTTCTGCAGGGGCCGTTGAGGTTTTAGCCCTACGTCTTGCAATTGATTTAAGTTATTCTTTGGCAAATTCAAACACACAAATCAGACGTGAACTAAAGCAAGAGTATGACGAGCTTTTAAAAGTAAATAGAAGTTACAATTCACAAGAAAATGGAACTAGAAAACAACTTGTAGACAGTGGAAGCTTTGTGGGGTCAAGATATTCAGGCAATTCGGGGATGTAAATGGCTAGGTTTATCGATTCACAAAATAATTTTAAAACAGGTGAGATCGGACCTCAGTCACTAGGCGATGTTTCAAAAGAACAGTATTACAATGGGTGCAGTAAGGTATCAAATTTTATACCTAGAAAAACTGGGGGCGTATTTAGAAGACCTGGAACCCAGTATGTAACGACACTAAATAACACTACAAACGACAGTTATGGCATATATGACTTTATTATAGACAGAGACCAAGCCTACGCTGTGATTATAAAATTTAATGATGGGGTTTCTAGCGGCTACAACACCACTGCAGCGGACTCTCCAGAGTACCACTTCGATATAATTAGAAATGACGGCCATGTGTGCGAGGTGCAAAAATCAACAAGTTTTACCTCTGGTATAGGAAGACCAGGGGAAAATGTAGTAAACCCTGATTATCAAGACATATGCCCTTTATCTGGTTTGCAGACAGCTACGCAAATTGAGCAAATGTTTTTTACGCATTCTTCCGGAAATATGAGGCCATTTTTTATTTCTCGTATTGCAAGAGAAGACCAAGCTGGGCAAGACACATTTGCAATTTTTCCAGTAGGAGGCGTGGGCAATTACACTGCGCCTAGTGGAGTAGGTCTTGTGGAAAACAGACAGCCTACTCCAGTCTGTGCTTCTAAGGCATTTACAAGGCTTCCAAACTATCCTGCTCAAGCAATCACTACGCCTTACACTGCACCTAATGTTGATGAAGAGATCGTTTTAAAAGTAGAAAATTTAACAGGAAATTTTGTTAAACTTACGATGGTTGATAACACGGCAACGCCTGACATATACCAAAACTTTTGGCTTTCTGATTCAAACACCTTTCAAGACAATCTTTTAGGCTCACACATTAAATTTACAATTGGGGCTTCTACTTACATTGCACGAATCACAGCTTATGAAACATATGCTCCTTGTTCTCCAACGGCGAATCAATGGGTTGAGAGCGTACAAGCAGCTATTGTTGCAGATGACGATGGTTCAAGTGCTTTAAGCACTGTCATATCTAACGCTGGAGGGGAAGTATTAACAGACAATTGGCAGCTTCAAGAATGGTCTAACAGAAGAGGCTACCCAAGGTCTGTAACAATCCATGAGCAAAGATTAGTTTATGGTGGCTCTGTATTAAGGCCAGATGCTTTATGGTTTTCTCAACTTGGTAACTTTTATAGATTTATGTCGGGGCATTTACTGCAAGATTCTACAAACGATGTGTCTGGTTTAAGATATGTTGGAGATGGAGTACAAGCTGATGACCCATTTGATGGAGCGCCTTCTTCTACAGAAACAAGCCCTGTTAAATGGTTGCAATCAGGGGACTCTTTAGAAGTTGGTACTGGTACTGCAGAGTACATAGTTAGAGGAGTTGATGATCAGGCTTTATCGGCTCTTTCAGTAGAGTTTAAAGTACAGACTTTTGAAGGATCTAGCGCCATAAAACCAGCGCAGCACGGGCGTTTTTCTATGTTTGTTAACTCTTCTGGTACAGGTGTTAGAGAGTTTGCAGTGAGCGCACAAACTAGAAGATATGAAGCAGAGGACGCTAACGAGCATAACAACACAATATACCAACATCTTTTAGGTGTAACAGACAATTCAAAGTATCAAGATTTATCAAACTTTAAGTTTGAGAAGATGGCTTATTCTAGAAGGTTTAACACTGTATTTTTAAAGACCAATGCAGATGCTTTAGTGTCTGTTACTTTAACAGGGGATAATAGAAAAGCCTGGGCTAGACATACTTTTGGCGGTAAAGGAAACGCCACCACAGATCCGGTTTATATAAAAGACATTTGTGTTCTTCCTTCTATAAGTGGCACTAACGATGAGCTTTGGGCTGTGTGTGAAAGATATGTCACAAACAACCCGAACAATGGAGGTTCTAGACCTACTACTTTAACAACTGTAGAAAAAATAGGTAATTTTTTTGACAGCCATTCTTTGACAGGTATTACAAACCAAGACAATGCTCCTATATATTTTGACCTTGCAAAGTTTATAACCGGATCTGCTACAAACACTTTCACTTACCTAGAAGAAATGCAAGATGAAACAGTTTCAGTATTAGCAGATGGGGTTTGGCACAGGGACGTGGTTGTTGCCACGGACGGTACTATAACTCTAGACTATGATGCAACAGAAGTTGTTATTGGAATTAACAGAGAAGACGAATTAAAACCAGTTCCAATAGTTACAGGTGTTAGAAGAGGGGATGCAACAGGGGCTTTTAAAAGAGTAACAGAAGTTACTCTAAAACTTTATAAATCTTTACTTGGAAAATGTGGAACCGATAAAGGAAGCCTTCACCCTATACGTTATAGAAACTACACAATGGCACCTAATGAAGCGAATCTTTTTACAGGCAATAAAAAAGAAAAACTTGATGGAAGCTATGAAATAGATACGAGCATTAAAATTACTGTAAACGGTCCTTATCCATTTAATATTTTAAATATCACTTACGATGGGATTAGTTATGAATGACACAGTGGTTTTGTTTAGGCCAGAGCACTTAAATAACTTTGACCCTATAGAAGATGTTTCAAAAATAGAGTATGAGAAAATTTGCCTGCAAAACATGGTTTCCCCTGGGCTTGTACTTTCTTACATTGTTGAGGATAAGGTCATAGGTATTTTTGGAGCTAAACTTGTCTATGAAGGTGTTGCAGACATCTGGCAGTTTAATGCTAAAGATTTTAAAAAATACACATTACCAATGTCTAGAAAATTAAAAATAACTCTAAAAGAAGTTGTAATTCCGACTTTAAATTTAAGAAGAATACAAGGTCTTTGTGATCCAACAAAAGAAAGACTTAGATGGGCTAGGTTTTTTGGTATGGAAGAAGAAGGTGTGTTAAAAAGCTTTTATGAAAGAGGTAAAGATGTGACTCTTGTAGGGAGGGCGTTGTAATGGCTACAGGTGTTGCAGTAGGTACAGCAATTGTTGGAGGCGGTTTAGAAATATATGGCGGTATCCAGCAAGGAAGAGCACAAGAAAGAGCTGCAAATGAACAAGCAGCGGCCCAAAGAAGAAGAGCTAAAGAGCTTCTTAGACGTACTGATTTAGAGTTATTAGATTTAGAAAGAGAAACGGATGATTTTTCTGCAGAGCAAATGCTACAACTTGCTTCAAACAATGTGTCGTTAAACACAACATCAAGCTACCAGATTCTAGCAGACACTTATAGAAAATCTGCAGAGGAAAGGCTAAGAAAAATTGATGAGGCAAGGTTTCAAGCTCAAGAACTAGAGACAGGGGCATTGTCTTCTATAGAGCAAGGTAAGAGTTTTAGAAGAGCAGGAACACTTAATGCCATTGGTGCAGGCGTATCATTGTTTTCTGATGTTTATGGCGCATTTGAAGGAGACTAATAAATGCCAGTAGTTAAAAAAAGACGTAGAGCCGGAGTTTCTCAAAGTGTGCCACAAGCTCAATTAACTAACCCTGCATTTGCAGGACAAGAGTTTGTTGCAGCACAAAGGCTTGGAAGAACTATTAGAAGAGAAGGCCAAGAGATTGAAAAAATTTACGAACAAGCCAGAAAGTCAGATGCTAGAAGTGAGCTTTTAAAAAGAAGAAACGGTAAAGAAGGAATAATAGAGTCTTTTAATCAAGCAAAACAAGGCTTCCAAAAGGATGAAATATCTAGCTACACTGAAAATGTAAAGGGTTGGCTTGATGAGAGGTTCAACCAAGAGTTAGAAGGCGTAAAAAACCCATACTTAAAAACCGCTTTAGAAGAAGAAAAGATGCGTTTTTCTACAATAGAAATTGAAAACGCAATGGCTTTTCAAAACTCCCAGACTTTTAAAATAGCTCAAGAAAGAGTTAAAGAAGCGCACGAAGGTTTTTACAATGAGATGCTTGCAACAGGCGATAAAAACCTTTTACAACAAAGGCTTTCAGAAGGTTTAGGAGCATTACAAAAAGAAGTTGGTAATCTTTATTCTCCAGAGCAAGCAGAGCAGCTTTCTAATAATTTTAAAAAGAATATGTCTAAGGCTTGGCTTAGGGGCACAGCTTTAAACAATAATTTTTTTGAAGCAAGACAATTTGTAGAAGAAAACGGCGATAATCTTTTTGGCAGTGAAGATGAGAAAAAACTCTACTTACAAGAAATAGACAGGCAAGAAGATGAGTATAAAGAAAAGCTTTATAGAAAAGAAATTGCTGATGAAAGATTAAAGGCTAGAAGGCTTAAAGCAATTAGAGATAGGAAGTTAAGAGAAATATCTGTCTTAGATTTTGATAATCCTAAAAATGTTGATTACTTTGAAGATGAGATTGATAAGATGATTCGCTCTGGAGTTATGTCTGGTTTTGATGGGATTAGATATAAAAACATTATCCAAAGAGAAGTAGATAGGGACATAGAATCTGCAGTTTTAGATGCACATATTGAGACTATGAACTCAGAAGACCCAGAAGATAAAAATATACCTCTACTTATGTACAACAAGGGTAAAGGTAGAATGTCTGCCAAAGCTAAAAAGACTGTATATAACCTTATTACAAAGTCTGGTAATTTATCTGTTGCCGATAAAGAAAGAGAAAAGGCTTTTATAAAAGAAGCCAAAGGCGATAGCGGTTTTGGAGCAAGCAATCTAGACGCTGTTACTCATTACCAAGAGTTTAGAAAATACTATAATGTAGAAGATGCAATTTTAATGGCCAAGAAAAAGGGCGGCATGAACATTGGCGGTGAGGCAAAGTGGCAAAGGTATATTGAAAAATACCCAGACATTATAGAAGACGAGTCCGAAAAAGAGTTTAACGAGAAAAACATTGTAAACTTTAAGCAAAAACTAGCAGTTCAAATGGTTGAAGAGTCTGATCCAGAAGAAAAAGAAAAGATTAAAAAAGTCTTACAGGGTAGAATGTATGACGGAAAAGTTGTTGGAGGTTTTCCACAACTAGAGCAAGATTTAATCATGGATCAAAGAGCACAAGAGCTTTTAGAAGAACACAATAGAAGGTTTGGTGGCGAGTAATGGGAATCAGTAAAGAAGACAGAGAGTTTTTAATAAGCATCGGACAGGACCCCGATGCTTTAATGAAGTTAAAAAACGAGAAAGATTCCCAGACTTTTCAAGACAGAGCGCTTAAAGCTGCAAAAACTGCGGACTCTGTTAATGAAACTCTACAAGAGGATCAGCAAAGTATTTTATCAAAAGGTGTAGAAGGTGTTACATCTGTTGTTACACAACCAGTAACAACTGCGCTTTCTGTGGGACAAGGATTAACTAACGGTTTTATAAATGGCGTTAACTTCATCGGAGATGCTTTAAACGGTGTTGAAGAGATTACAGGCATTGCAAATCTCGCAAAGACTAATATAGGCGGAAAAATCGGTAGGTTTTTACAGCCTCCAGACAACGAAGATTATGACCCTGCAAGAGATGGGTTTATTAATGAGGGAACGGTAAACATATCTGAAAAAGAGTTTGTAGATCCAGAAGATCAGACCTGGGCGCATAGTGCGGTAGAAACAATTTCACAATAT